TGTACTGTATACTGATGATGTGTTCATCAGTACACATAATTATGATGTATATCGATTCGACATTTGAATCAATCGCTCGTTCAATGTAAAGAGTCGTACGATAATGTAATGATTCGTATACGCTGTGTCGTACAATGTACCGTCATCGCGCTCTATTCGTATATGGATCCCGTTCATTTTCTCTCGAATCGTGTCAAAGTACGACACGGGGAACGACCTGTCCACGGGTCTCGTGAATGTTGACGATGCATCAATGTTCAGAATGGCCATGCCCGGGTCCGTATGCATACCTGTACCGGGAGTCTTGATATCGTTCGATCGAATGACCAGGTACGAACAGTTTCCCCGTAAATCCACAATGCCCGGAGGCGAATACGTCTCCGCCATCGGTGTAAATCCATCTTCGATACCGAATCCGAGGGTTCGAGACATGGACGTGTGTGCGACGTCAAATTGAAAGAGTGTCCCTGGGTTCGCGCTCGAGAATGTGAGACGTCTCGTGACTGTATCGTATGTGACAGTTATATCCTGTTGTAGGGCCGTTTGTATGGCTGATACAAGGGACGTTGTCGTATACATTCCCTCATCTATAGTATGTATATGTGTACTCCCGTTCATCACGTACGCAATTCTGTTGTTGTGTGTCGTCACAGTGGTTTCCGTGACTGGGAAACATGCATCGTGTACGGCGATTCCAACCACATTTTTCAAGGTTTTGCCGAATTCTATTCTGTATTCATTCGTGTTTGGATACATTGTTCGATCCCGGAATCTGGGATCAACGCGAATCAAGGTTTCGACAACCTGGTTGTTTCCTGGGCGTTGCATACTATTTGCTCATAAAAAAAATCCTACATAAATGTTACTTTTCGCGCATACATGTTTGTAAATGCACATATCATTCGCTCGATAACAAACGGAAGGAGAGGATAATATGGAACTCCAAATAATTGCTGGAGTTTGTCGCGCGGAATGGTTCCTTGAATATAGTTTGCATTCCTCCAAAGCAATGATTTCCATGCCGGTGTTCGTTCCAGACGGTACTTACAATAGGCCATCATCGAACAATAAAACGACATATATTCTGGAGTAGCACACCAATAATTACAGAAAAATGCGAGACACGGTTCCGACATGCGCTTTGGATCGTACCCGAGATACCTCCACGTATCGTTCCATGCAGCTCGGAACCCTGGATGGTACTGGGCCCCGTTCGAAACGATGTCGCGGTACCCCCCGGTCAAAAACGTGACGATATCACTTCCATCGTTTTTCGCTTGTTCCATGAGTTTATCAATCATATGGATTTTCGATTGCTTTGTATGTGCCGTGTGCGCAATACACCCAACAAAGTCCATATCCTTCCATTCGTCTCGTCGACGCATCAATTCCGACACGTACATAATACTTTCCAACCACGGCGTTTGTGGAATAATGATTGGAGTTTCCCATGGGCGCGTATACTCCTTGCGTGCGCATTCGAGGGATTCTTCATCCGGACAAAGCACGTAAATAAGTGCTTTGACCATATCTATCGTGGAAATATAAAAAAAAATACGTGTTTTATTGTCGGGCAGATTTGAATCGCTGGATTTCTTTAGGGTGAACGATATCGGTGATCTTGACGATATTGGATCTGTTGAATGGTTGACGCGTTATGGGACTGACTAAGCTTCGTCCGGATGCGAGAAGACCATCCATGGATGATTTGTTGTACACTCGCTGAATTAATGTCACGCGTTCGTTTCGTCCTTGATTGTTTTTCATGTTGACGGTACGCATATCCTTAGTAATGGCATAGGCATTGTTCATAGTGACATTGTTCAGGGAAATAGGATCAGAGATATTCATATTCGTTTGCAGACGAATGGATTTGTTATACGTCTTTTTGGAGAGAGGTCCCAAGAGGTTGGAAATATTTGTATTTGGAATACTGTTTGATCGTCTGGCAGATGCCGCGTACAGATCGGACGCTTTTTTTCCATCCTTGTTTTTTATACTTGTCGATGCACCGTGTTTAAGAAGAATACGAATCATTGCATTGTTTCCTTCGCGTGCAGCAAACATGAGCGGTGTATTTCCATCGGACGTTTTGGCGTTAATATTGGCACCCCTGCTTTTGAACAAGTCAATCAGATCGTCCAGTAAAAGCTGCATACTTGCCGTCGATGTCATTCTATGGTATTGGAATGCCTTGACCAAAATATGAATGTATCCGAAATTCTCTTCCGCATGTGCGTTCGCGGCACGTTTCAAGGGTGTGTGGAGATCGAGTTGTTTTAGTTTGGCATTTGCTTTGGCGCCGTTATCCAGGAGGATTTTGGCCACACCGTGCATTATTTCCGGGTCACATTTCAGTTGTACAAGTAATTGAAGAGGGGTCGTTTCATTCGAGTCCCATGCTTTTTTGTCTACAGGGACACCCATAGATACCAGTTTTCTGACAATCATGGTGACAGTATTTCGTTTGTTTCGGGGCATTCTTGACGCCAAGTACGGTACGGCGTGCATGATCGTCAAATGATATGATTCGACCGTGACCTTTGGATTGGATTGTGGAATCCAATTCAGAGCCTCAATCATCTTCATATCGCCATTATCGACGGCAATGAACAATGGTGTAGGGTACATATGATGGCCGCGTTCGTGATCCATTTTCTGCATGATTTTTTGGACCAGGGTTCTGTATCCGTATAACGCGGCAATTGTGGCGTACGGTGCACTGATCCCGGACGCGTACACCGGTTTGTGTAAATCCCTTTTCGAAAAGCGTTGTAACATCATATCAACATCGCGTATGCGTTTGTTTCGAATGGCTCTGACCATGGCATTTCCATTACTGTCATTACTATTGTAATTTGTAGATGAATTCCCTGTCATGTCGATGGTATTGAAATTCAACCGGCGTCTGACGCCGTTGGTTGATACAGAACTCTGGCCACTTCTGTTTGAGCCGTTGTTTCTGTTCGTGGATGGCATATAGTATCATAGGACAACATTTTTTTTCATATGTATCGGTGTACGAATTTGTACGCGAATAGAAAGAGTGATAAAAGTGTCCAGAATCAAAGAATCAATATCATCTTTCTGAAACATTTTATCACTCTTTTTATTCGCGTACAACATTGTACACCGATACACAACAAACCTTAGACGAATCCGATCGTCGCAGTTCCTTCAAGAATACGGAGCAAATTATACTGTACCGCATAAAACACGATTTCCTTGAACTCTTGGCCACCTGAAAAAATTTCCGATTCGTCCAATTCGCTCAATTGCGTCGCCGTCTCATGGTACCGTTTCATGCGCTGAAAGACCACGAAATTAGGGATTCTAGACGCGTTGAGTGTACCGCTGGGGTTGATGGAATCAATATCGTCCCCGAACGAAAAGAAATGGAGCCCAGCAGGTAAGCTTTTGCCCGTGACTCGTGCAGGTTCAAACGTTGAAAAATAGTTACTGGGCATAAGATCGCACCGGTCTTTTTGATTGAGTTGAATTTTCGCCTGGTACATGGGATCGTACGATGTATTCACATTCGTCGTTGACGACGATACGGAATACTTTCCAAACGTCGATTGACGATCCAGTGTTCTCAAAAACCATACGAGATATCGAATGGGACCACGCAAGTATACTTGGGTGGAAATGTCGGAGAAATTTGTCGATGGAGGAAGAATTGCGTACGTCACGATCGTTGTATTCAAATCGGTCAATAATACATCGTAATTGGAATCGCCGAAGAATCTGGTCGTGGTCTGGATCACGGGATTATATGATGCAATGTTCTCATCAATTGTGTACGTGAATGAGAACGACGTTTGTTCCGGATTCCCGGCCAATTTATCGTTCAATGTATACCCTTTCACAGAACATGCAATAGTGACGGGCCCGCTATTCTCAAGATCGTGAGTGATTTGGAATTCCAACCACACTTCTCCATTATTAAATTGTTCCGTCATATCCATACTCGTCGATTCACCCTGGACCGTTGTTCTCGTATTTGTCCATACATAGTCGTCCTTGATATGGACAATGAGGACGCCCTCGCGGTACACGAGCATCTCCAAATACCGATTACTGGTCGCCACAAAACGAACAGTATACCCGTCGCCCGCAGTCGGTGCATTCCAATCAATACCAAACTCACCGATCAACGGCACGGAAAACGTTCCTTGTGCGTTTATTGAACGTGTATACAGTTTTGGGTGATTGTAGACAGCTTTGGTGAGACCCGTCCATTGATTGATACGTACTACTTGTAGTCCGTCCGCTGTCGTAATATCTTGTCCGGACCCTGCGCCGGTCACGGCATCAGGTTCTGGGACACCGGTGAGTGTCCGTGTCTCGACATCTTTACGTATTTTTGTGGGCAAAATATCGATTCTATTCTCTTGCGTCAACACGCGTTCAAATACCAGTTCATGGTTTTTCGATGTGAAAAACATACGTTCATCATCGTTCAAAAACACGTACTCTGCCATAATTTTGACTTCTGGTTGCACAGTCGGATCACATGTCGGAGGACATGGGCCAAAGATAATGTCTACTTCCAATTGTTGGTATTGCAGAGCAATCAATGGGAACGGTGTTTTTTTGAGAAAGAATGGAAGTTCCACGTACATCCATTTTTCACTTCCCACAGGATCATCGTCCACAAAGTCCACCAATTGTTTCACGGCTTCTTGTGTATCCATAGTATCGTGAAGATGATGATGAATAAGGCAATAATCACCCGTCACCATATCCAGAGTTTGTTTCCCAGCAATAAGTCTGGCTTCCCTGATGAGCTGGAATCCAGGGTATACGGATGATACTCCAGATCGTTTCATTTTCACCATCAAGACGATTTTAGTCAAAACATCGCCTTTTCTCGGTATGTTTCCGTGTACTGTTTGAGAGTATACTTGCGACGTAGGTATCTGAATCTGTGTATCGATTAGTTCCCGAGCATAGGGAATCGTTCGTCGAATAGCTTGACGAAACGGACGAACGACCGAATCGCCAGAACCGTATACGAGAACGTCTTCTTCACCAATAGCGAGTAATTGTAGTAAACTGCCACCTCCTCCCATGGTTTGTTTCTTAGTATACGACGAGATAAAAAATTGCGTTTTTTATCTCATACGCAATTCTGTCAATTTCTTCTCGCCCCATACCAGGAACGAGTCCGCAGGACGGCTCATCAGTGTTCTATCCACGTCGTACATGGATGTGGATGTCCTCTTACATTCTGTATACAAACGCGTATACATTCTCGATACATCCGTCTCAGTCTCCTCGTCTGAATCCGAGCCCGTCTCGTCATCAGTCTCGTTCATACAGAACTCGGGAATGTGTCCTATATCGAATATTGGAGGAACGTCAAATTGGCGATCCGCGAATAATCCAATATCGCGTATGCGATGAGGGAAAAAGTAATATGCGTGCGAAAACTGGATTTCCTCAACGGCAAGATCAAATTCCATAACTTCGCGAACTCCGCACGTCTTGAAAAAGCTCGTTTTCATGGGATGGTCCGATGGACTGATTACGAGGAGATCGCCTCTATACGCAATATCGATCACGGATACATCGGTTTCTGATCCTTTCGAGATCAACGATATAAACGTATCACGTTGTTTTTTATTTTCAAAAACACCAAGGCCTCGTTTTCTCGATACAAATGGAATGGTCGTACGAACGACCGTGCAATCTTGTAAAAATACAAGGACAGGCATACATAACATTTTTTTGGTTTTTTTTTGTTTGATTTCGGATGGTTTTTGGTCTCGAATGCATATGCGAATATGTCGTTGTACTATATCGGATAATGAGGCATCCGATACAGGTATGGTGAAGAGAGGTCGAGTCACATCCGATTTCTCGGATACGAATTTTGCTTTGGGAACAATCTTCTTTTCCACCACGGTGAGTTCTGGGCAATCGTCGCCGCGAGCGACCATTGGAATCTTGTGAGCGACCATTTGATATGCCATTGTACGTATTTCGTATAATAGGAGTGATCGTTATACAGGTGCGTTTCAGATTTTATACTTTTTTCATGGTCTCATATACACGGTAGCAGTATGCGGGACGACGATACTGACGATTTTGTATATTGGATCTTGAGCATACTCTATTCATGACACTTTTTTTGTATTCAAACAAAAACAATGCCTATCCACTGCGCCCGCGTCGAGCATTTGAAACGAGTACCGCAATTCGAGCAACGAACGCCCGAATGGTACGAAGCGAGACGTCATTTGATTACGGCATCCGTTGCTGCAAGTGCATTATACATAAAACCATTCGATTCGTTCACGGGATGTCCTCGGAAAAGCGCGATTGAGAATACCGTCTACAGAAAATTCAAAGGGAATATCGCGACGCGGTGGGGTTGTGAACACGAGGATATGGTTCGAGACAGATTCGACGCGATCATGGGAACACACACAACCGAATATGGTTTGATTCGACATATTGATGTCCACGGTCCCGAGACGGGATTATCGTGGATAGGAGCGTCTCCAGACGGTATTACAGAATGCGGTGCCATGGTGGAAATCAAATGTCCGTATAGACGAAGAATTGTTCCAGGCCATGTTCCTCATCATTATTACCCACAAATTCAAGTCCAGCTTGAAGTGTGTGATTTAGATCTATGTTATTTCGTTCAATGGCAACCCGACCATTTGAACGCCGACGGCGTCGAGATCTTTGATATCACCCCCGTGGAACGGGATAGAACATGGTTCCAAACACATAAAGATGCATTATACTCATTTTACCTTGAATTACAAGATGCCAGAGCAGCGTATACGCCTCCCGATCCTCCAACATGTCTCATTCGAGATGCCATGTACGACGATATGTCCACGGGGACAACGCAACCCACATTTCTAGAGGATGACGACTGTCACCAGTCAGTCTCCATGTTTGTTCGAGACGACGATACACTATGAGAACATGTAACACACATTATAAAACACAACGATATACACGATATCGCTGTATACATTTTGATCATGACATATTTCCTACGGAACCTGTGGCTGCAGACCCTGCGGCCACAGCCCCTGCAGCAGCAGATCTTGCTGCTCCTCCATTCGAACCAGTGCCGGGTTTGCGGCGCATGGTGAAGAATGCGATCAATGCGATAATGGCAATCGCGATCGCGACGGAAATAATAATTGCGAAATTTTTGTTTGTTGGAGTTTGTTCTGGTTGGGGAAGTGTGATTTCCTGTGGAATCTGGGATTCGAGGGGGGTACCGGTACCAGCTCCAGTGTCCGTGGACACTGTCGTTGTATTCATGGATTGTGGTGGCATAGTTGCCGCGTTATAATTCAATGTATCGGCTGGGTCAAAAAGAAGTCTATCACCGCTATTCTGGACGGGTGGATTCGTGGAACGAACGGTTCCTGGAGGTAATGTGGTCGTTGGTGTCTCGAGAACCGGTGGTTCAGTCGTCACCGGTGTTTGGGTTTTGGGTGGCGGGAGAAGTGCCCTAATTCCTTCTTCTGTCAACATATAGACTAGACACAGAAAAAAATTACAGACATTATCCTCCTTGAGGAGCCGGTTTCAACACGATATCAAACACCAAGGTCACGTTTTTCTTTCCTCCCGTTTCCGTGGTGCTCACTAACGTTCCGTCTCCCTTGACAATCCTGATACTTAATTTCGAGAGGGACGCGATGGGTGGATTAAATATTTGAGATTGACGGAAACATTTGTCAATGACTTTTACATCCCCGGCATTCAGCGTCGAGTTGTCAAAGTATAAGACTGAAAAATATTGATCAGCCGTTGGGACGTTGGAGTCTACGTTTGAATCTCGAAGTTCTTGAATATCGAGAATCACGTAGTCTTCAGCAGATACTTTCGGAACGGTGGCCATGACCATATCGACACGGGACACGTTTTCGAATCGATTACGTGGAAGATCATTCCACAAATCCACAACAAAATCGAATGGTGCGTTTTCCGCTGCGTACCTGGAATCAATAAATAGACGCCAACGCGTCTCGTTGATTTCCTCTAAACGAGGTAAAATATCAGTCGTTCGTCTGTTATCTCCCGATATGTACTCTGGAAGCGTATACAGTGGCATGTGTATGTATGGTATACGCTACGAAAAAAAATCACATGGATTTTTTTTTTCTTTGTACATACTACTACCACACCTAGTGACATGCCATTTGTTCAGCCAGCTGTAGGACCAGGAATCGGAATCACAGATTATAGAGGAAGTTGTGCCGTGAATGCCCAGGCGCGATACGATTTTGGATTGCGCGATGACGGTGCGTTCAGGAAATTCGCCCAGGAAAACGGGACACAAGTCCGCGACAATAATCTCCAATATGTTCCTTCCATTACATACTTTGGAACTGGATGTCATTTCCAGAACCAGAACCCAAGACCAGGGCCAAACCCATACTATCAAAAGTAAAAACAACGCCGATGTATTTCAATACATCGATGTATTTCGTTCTTATCGTCCATACACAATGTACATACTCCCAATAATCGCAAGGCCAAGTATCATAAACATATCTGTAGAATGTCGTGCGTCGCGTGCCTCTGCTGGAAATTCTAAGACTTGTAATTCCGACACGACATCCTTTACCACGGGTGTCTTGTCGTATACATCGCCCACAATGGGCACGTCCATCAATACCTTATCACCGCCCAATAAAAGCGTTGCCATGTACAATACGCATACACTTTTTTTTTTCTATTCATACAATAGGATATATGATACTACCGATTCTCGTCATTATATTGGTGGTTCTCGGTGTCGCTGCGATACTATGGGTACGACATTATACACCCAAACAACAGGATACGGAAACCGTTGTACAAGAAGATATCGAAACACAGACGCTCACCACACCTCTTCCGGATACAACGTCTATTGTCAAGGATGAGTACAATTACGTCCAGGACGTTGTGAACGATCCGGTGACCGACGATCTTCCCATGTCGGATTTTGCATTCGAAAATCTTGCGGTCGGCGAGGGTCTCACGCCCGATGCACAAACGTCCATGACAAAAACGACCGCGGCCGAGACAGCGTACAAAATTGTGCGGTGTTCACTCGCCAATGGGTACGCCATTACATGGAGCGGACGGTACTTTACAGTCAATGGAGACGGGACGACCGAATGGTCCATGGAAAAACAGGAACCAGGGTCATGTTTTGAAATTAAAGCTGGATTTTGTGGTGATTCAGGAGCCTTTGTGATGTTACGAAGTATGTTGAATGGACATTTCTTACGCGTGAGCGGGACCACCAACAAAGTGATTGCCATAGATTCACCAACGTCCAATAACGCCACACAATATTGCTGGTTATTCAGAAATACGCGAAAAAACGCGACATTACCATGTGGTACAATGTACCGTCCGGAGTATGGACGGATCGTCACTATTCCGTGTACAATTATCAAGGATCCTCCACAGGGACAAACGTGTATGAGCGTGACGGACGGGTATAAAGCAGAGTGTTGTGGACGACATCCAAATGATCAGACGTGCAGATCCATATACATTCGAGAAGTCGTCGGACGAACTCTCGCGGAAGCTGCGACGTACATAAAGACGCGATTTCCACAGTATACGATTCTCAAATGCGCCCGCGGAGACGAGTGTGAAAAAGCAAAACCGTTCCCACTTCCAAAGCCCGATACGATCGTTCTCGTCTACGATCCACGTCTCGGAACCATTACCAAACCAGCGTACAGATTTATTTAGATACAATACATCTATGCAATATGGACTATTGCATATATGGATAAAATAGTGTTTGACGTGTACGCCAAATCGTCGCCAAAGGATAAGATGCGACTCTGGTCCATGGCACCCGATACGGTCGATATTCCCGATACGCTCGCCATTGCGGGGACAACCGAGACCGAAGAATTTTTATGGAATCACGGACACGGGATCAAACATTTGACCTTGTTTTTGACACAATCATCGCCAACGCATATCGTTCACATTCTTCCGTATTGTGTAGGCGACACATTGGAAACACTCGATATACGAAGTACCGGGTTTTTGGATTGTTATCCTATACAATTTCTGTCTCGCCTGACGACACTGTCCGTCAACGCCATGCACGTGAAACGATGTACGAATCTTCCAACGACACTTCAACATGTTCGTCTGTGTATTTCATCCTATATAGATATTGACGTCACACCCATGACGTCCATGCACACATTCTCCGTCGCGGCAGATAAAGTCACCGTCACTGGGGTATTTTCAGATACCGTACACACCGTACGTGTGAGGGGACGATCGTGTACGGTTCCTGGGACCTTACCGGATTCGGTTCGACATCTCGAAGTGTCCGGGTCCATGATTGACGTGTTCCCGGACATTCCAGCCGGGTTGAAAACGTTGAACATTGCCAATACGCACATCGAACCTGGACAACTTGATTTCTCTCGTCTGGATCTCGATGAATGCATTGCGTACGGAACCTATTTAGAAGATGACGACATTCAACACTGTCGAGCCAAAGTTCTCGATATACGATGGACATCTGCGACACACCGAGTCCAATTTCATCCGTCCGTGACCACCGTATACATGGATACGATTCCGTCCATGGTATCCAGTTCGATCCCGAGAGTCCATCATTTGGATATTCACATTGGACAAGATCCAGATCACATGTCCGCCGCGTGTATGGTATCCATGAACAACGATATGGATCGTCGAGACTCTATCGAATCACCATTCAAAGGACGGGCAATGTACACGAAAACGTGTATTCCACAACGTATTGCATGTCATATATGGACGCAAACCATGCGTGTGGACGATGTGGACCGATTACTCACATCCTCCTAGTACGTCAGTACAGTAGTCTCGCTCGATCGTGACGATAATACATGTGATTCTATAGATTGTAACACTGGTTTAAAATTCACTCCTGCACAAAAGGTCTCGGGTTTTCGAGACTGAATAAACGCAATCGCGTCGTTCATAGAGATTCTATACTGTGTCATCAGAAACGCAGCTACCAATGTGGCGCTCCTCGATATGCCGGCGACGCAATGCACGAGAATGTTTTGTCCATGCGTTTGTCTCAGGAAGACATGCATTCTCGACACAACGTGTGATACATGTTTGGAAAATATTGTATTCCACGCAGGATTATCATGGACAGGTATGCGCATGGATACTATAGAGTTGGCAAATGGTGCGTCCACATCTTCTGTGCAATTCACAATCATACCGATCGAATGATCTCGCATAAAGTCGACACTCAAGGCATCTTTTTTCGACCCGATCCAAATTCGAGGTACAATTTCTTTCGCGTCGTAATATTCCGGCATACTGATATATACACGTACTCTTAGAAAAAAAAGGATTTTTTTTTCTTCGTGTACGATAAGAAACCCATGTCAGGTGCTGTTGCGCAATTGGCATTATTCGGCCAAGAAGATCTCGTCCTCTCTGGGAATCCAGAGGTCACGTTTTTTAAATTAATTTTCAAACGTCCATCCATCTTTTCGATGGAATCCATTCAACAGTCATTTCAGGGAGAGGCTGATTTTGGCCGGCGCGTGATTAGTCAAATCACGAGGTCCGGTGATCTCGTGCACCACGTCTTTGTGGAAGTGGAATTGCCTGATTTGCGTAATTATTCCATCAATACACCAATCACGCCCCAACAAACGGGCGCAAGTATCATTTCTGCTCGGTGGTCATCCAATACCACGGCAGTGATTCGTCTCTTGCCGAGTACAGACGGTCTCGACGTTGAATATGATGTGAGTATCGATGGAACCGTCACGCGCGTCTCAAATATTGATTTCACATCGTCCCCTATTGATATCGAAATAACGGGTCTGAACAGAACCACAACTCAAAACCCAGACGTCATTGTCACCAGAATCGATTCCGGCGGTACGTCCGGAACAGCAAGTAATACCGTTCAATTAACCACACTTCGTTGGACAAATAATATAGGGCACGCACTGATTCGTCACGTCGATTTGGAAATCGGAGGTGCACGTATTAATCGTTTGACGTCGGAATGGCTTGATACAGAATTGGAGTTGACCACGCCCGCGGATAAAATCAGCGGTCTCAATGAAATGTTGGGGCGGTATACAGTATGGAATTTGGTCACCAACTCGCTCGAGGGACCAGCCAAACTCTATATTCCACTCACATTTTCATTCTGTAAAACACCAGGGCTCGCTCTGCCATTAGTAGCTCTGCAATTTCACAACGTACAATTGGCATTCGATTTCAGGGATTATACGGAACTGATCAAATCGGACGTTCCCGTGACCTCATTATTGGATTCGGGAGGCCGAGTGCCCAGATGTGTTATTGTTCCGTATGTCACGTTTGTCTATTTGGGAACCAATGAACGTCGTAAGTTTGCATTGGGAAGTTCGCATGAATACTTGATTGAGGATATTCAATTTTTCGGAGATACGCCCGTCGTGTTCTCGGGAGATGAACCTAATCTCCAACGACGTATTGCCATTGATTATTCGCATCCCGTATCCGAATTGGTATGGACATATAATACAGCTGCATCATACAATTCCGCGCTTCAACCAAGTATGTACAGCGTCGACGGAAACGATTACTTTAATACAAACGCTCCGTCACTTTCCATTGAACCAGTCAAAAGCGCATTGGTATACATTAATGGAAATAAACGCTTTTCGGAACGAAGTGGCTCGTATTTCAGACTCGTACAACCCTATCTTCACCATACACGCACACCGGAAAAACGTATTTATTCCTACTCATTTGCATTGAACCCCGAAGACCCGACGCCGACCGGGACCCTGAATTTTTCGCGCGTGGATACCGCTCACTTATCAGTCACATTTGACGATTCGTTCTCGAACGGGTCCAGTAATGGACGTCTGCGCGTCTACGCACGGTCGTTCAATATTCTGAAAGTGGCCAATGGAATGGCCGGGCTCTTATTCGCGTCAAATTAATGTCCGATTATGGCATACTACTATGTGTATGTCATATTCATATCGTTCCTTATACAAAGATCATGCCATGTACAAAACGGCGAATGCCGCGTATATTGGGATGATAAAAACCAAACGAACGCGCCGTTCGTTCACACCATGCACGAAGACCCGTGCGTTTCCACACGGACTCCAAATGGTCCCCGGCATCAATCGCACGAACTATGCGCGCGTGTATGGACGGTGGTATTTTATGTGCACGTCCGAAATCAAGGAGAACCACGCGCTGTGGACGTTTCGTGATCATGACATTGAGTAAATGCGTATCGAAATGCGCGAATCCAGCGTACCACATGGTCCGTAACGCCCGCTCGAATGCACGAAGGACTTTTAAGCTGGCCGTGTTTGTGACGGATGTATATGTATCGAGAGTGATTCCGCGGATGAATTCGCTAATGGTGACGTGAACACCATACGTTGGGTCCATCCACGACATGTAAAATGTCGGGAACGATCGTCCAGACATGCCGCGAGGTCCCTTGAATTCCGAGAGCGATGCGTGGACCATAGATTCATTCGTCACGCGCTGTGTATATTTCCTGGTTTCACGAGTCCCTCGACTTTCCAACAGTTTCGTGGACTCTACAATTGTTTTCATGGTCGTTTTCGTTGTATCGCCACGTCCGTCCGATCCCACGCCGTACTCGATTTTACACGCGACCGTGGATCCCACGCGAGGGATTTTAAGACGAAGAACGTTCCATCCCTTTCTCGCCGCGCGACGAAGATCGTCGTGCACGTGTTTGGTGATTTTGAGTTTATACACAATACCGAACGATCCTTCGGACGTTTTGGTCAATGTGCCACCGGCACGTACCGTGTTCGGAAACATGGACCGTATCACGCGTCGTTCAAATTCCGGGAATGGACATGTCGACGCATCCCGAATGTACGTTTGGATCATCGATCTATCGAACACTGGTTTTTGTCGAGTCATGCGACGACGTCCGAGACGGAACGTTTCCATACGCAAACGTTTTGTTGTGCGAGAGTCTGGGGTTCCTTGAGGACGTCTGGGATCTAGATTTCGCGGGGATACTTTATACCCGAGAATACGTGTATGTACCACCATACTCTATACAACGAAAAAAATACGGACCATCTTGACGATGATGGCCCATACACACTCTCTATAAACGTAATCCTTCTGTAGTATCCACAAACATGGATGAATACAATTTCGACGGAAGGAATTGATCACCCACGCGATAAAATGTATCGATATCGCGGGGCAAATATTTATATACAACACGAACATCGTCCTGAATCACGTCGTCTCCATCCATCATTAAGGCATTTTTCTGACGAATCAATCGGTCGTCCGATTGCTTTGCTTTTCCCATGGCAAGAAGGACAATTCCAATGAGTAATACTACGACAAAGGCGTTCATACTGTATGTGTACAAAAAAAATTAGATGGATTCGCATGCGGCAATGGATCCGCGCTGGGCACTTCCCTGTGTACACGCCCACGCGACAATCGCGTCGACGCCACGGTCCCCATCGAAGGTCGACACACTCCCGTCGCGTCCAATAAACAGAATGGTTGGGAAACTCTTGGGAGCGTTTGCTCCGAGTTTATTCTGAAGGTACGTTTTCCACATATCGCCGTCCACATCGTAGACGGGAATGGCATTTCCTAAATGGTTTGATACGGTCTCGAGTATGGGTCTCGCCTCGCGACAGTACCCACACCACGACACGTTAACGTAGAGAATGGATCCTTGATGAAAGCGTCCGTCGAACTGTAACATGTTGTTAGTATACGTCAAGAAAAAAACGCGCTAATTTTTCATGTTTTTTTTCGAACGCATTGTATGACAGAATTCGGTATTCATGTCCACGTTCCCGAATCAATCGAGTACGATGATCAATTGGACGATTGTACGATTCGGGCACGAGACGGAACCGACATTCCGGCAAATACGTACGTGATGACCACGTCGTCTCGCGTATTGTATCAATGTTTCAAGGATACGGGTGACCGCGTATTTCATGTGGATTGGGATCCAAAGACGATTCGGCATGTGGTCAACGTGTTACACGGAAAACACGTGTCATGGTCCATTGATGCCGCTCGGAACGCCTTGGAACTCATGGATTTCATCGATTGTCACGAAAAGTATTCGCATGTTGTGGATATATTATGGGACTGTATTACGTGTACGGGAGAACCGGAACATATATTCGAATTGTTGTGTATTCATGCCCCGTTCCTAGCTCCGTCGCGTCTTCGAAGTATGATGCACGTCGCATCGGCTGCCGCGCCAGTATACTCGTCATTTCGACGTATTTTCACACATATGGTCATGACCCCAGAATTGGGCCGCGCCATCATGGATAGTGTGTTGGACGTGTTTCCTCCATTACGAGTCTTTCGAGACATCGTCTCCATGTCACCAGACGATCATCAATACGAGGTGGCCATGGCCATTTTGACCATTCCGAATATCGGTATTGGGTTCCATCCGGACGAATTCCACGTCGCGTTGCGTATTTTATACGATATATCGCCAAATTCCGAATACTCCGTATCCTTGCTCTTGAAATCATGTTTGGATGCGTTCGGAAGCGTCAATCATCCGTCCGTCTCATCAAAAGTATGGGGAAGTTTCTTATCGTATCGAGGCCCTCGAGCCAGTTATTTATTAAACTGTATGCGATATCCACAAGGAAAACAAACCGTGCGGTTTCACGGGTGTCAATTTGTGGTCGATACGTCCTCATCCACAATGGATATCGAAGCTACCATTTATATGGAAAAAGTCACGTATGACGATATCGACACGGTATGTATCCGCGTGTCCACGGTCCGTCATCAACGCGATATGGTGGGTGTGATTGGACCCGTCTCGAAAACATACGATTTCGACCGGCACGATGATCGGGCATTTACATTACGAACTGTCGATCCACTGAATTACGGGAAAATCGTATTTGATCAATCATTTGATGATCCCGAAACCATGAAATTCATCCGGTTCGATGTCTCATGGGATTCGTAATTTTTTTTTGATGGTGTATAGTATGAATATAACCAGTGAACGACGTTCATCTTCTCCAAATCTCGGTTTTTTCAACGATGTTCCGCAAACACAAGAGGATCTCAAACGCAGATACAGACAATTAGCATTACAATTACATCCCAATAAAGGAGGAAATATGGCAACGTTTACGAAAATGAAGAATGAGTATACACGTCGTCAAGAACAACTCAAAAATAGATCTCGTACACCAAAAAGCGCGACGAAGTCCCCAAAACGAATCGGACCACCACCTCGGAAAACTCCACAAAACAGGGCACCGACCATCCCCACACCAAACGAATCGTCCGCGTCAAGTCGGACGCGGTACCCTCGAGTATCTCCGCCTCCTCCTCCCCCTCCTCGGAAACGGCGTCGTCGGACATCGCCGAATGTTGTCACTGGGTACCCGGTTCCTAATCGACGACGGACTCGTCCACAACGTTCTCCATCCACAGGACTCGGAGGCGCTGGTGCAGCTGTCATGCCATTGGTAGCAGTCGCAGCGTTTCTTGCGTCCGGTGGCTCGATGTTTATACCAATATAATTTTTTTATTGGAGTACAGTATGAATCAAAACAAACCAACGAAAGACAATAAAGTCACAGACGCATTGGTCGATTATATTCATGTCCTGAGGACAATGACCAATAAAAACGCCTCACGAAAGAATACAC